GCTTTGGCGTGGCGAGTCCTGTTCTCCTGCGTTCCATGATGCGCTGGATGATGGCTTCCGCTTTCCCTGCATTTTCTATTTCGTCAGGGGATATGCCAGCAACTTCCAGTTGTTTGCGCTGTACCTCCGATGGCGGTTCCATCTCCCAGCCGAACGAGGGAACGTAGCCTGCGAGATCTTCCGCGCCGATGCTCATTTCGAATTGCAGCGGGTCAACCAGCTTGCGCTTGCGGTTCCTGCACGCTGCCAGCTTCTTGGCAAGCGCTTCCTCACGTTCCGCCTGGCAATCGCATTCCGCTTGGCGTTCCGCGTCCTCGATGTCTACCGGGCCTCCTGCTGCCGCGATGTTCTCTGTCATCTTTGCGGCAATTTCAGATGACTCAGCAATCAAATGCGCGGGCCGGCAGAGTTCGTGACGGTCGCTTAACCACAGGAAATCCAACAGTAGCAAATGGTCTTTGCCCGGATATATGCGTGTTCCTCGCCCTGTAATCTGTGCATAAAGACTACGAATCTTCGTAGGACGCAGGCAAATGATGCAGTCCACCATCGGACAGTCCCAGCCCTCGGTGTACAGCATTGCGTTGCAAATGACATCGTATTTGCCTGCCTCGAAATCAGACTGAACCGAGTCGCGGTTCTCGCTGTTGCCGTTTACCTCGACAGCGCGAAAGCCGCGTTCCTTCAATAGTTCACAGAATCGCTGGCTAGTAGCAATGAGCGGCAGGAACACGACCGTTTTGCGCCCTTGGCAATGTACCTTCATTTCGTCGGCAATCTGGTGTAAGTACGGTTCAAGTGCGCCGCCCAGGGCGGAAACCTGAAAGTCGCCGGCCTGTTGTTTTACCTCCCGAAGATCAATGTTCAGGGGGATACTCAGCGCTTTGATTGGGCACAGGAACCCGTCTCGGATGGCCTGTGGGAGCGTGTACTCATAGGCCAAGCTGTCAAAGTAGTGGCCGAGATCGCGCATGTCCCCACGGTCGGGGGTGGCAGTGACACCCAGGACACGCGCTTTGTCAAAGTGGTCGAGCACCCGTTGGTAGCCGTCCGCCAGCACGTGGTGCGCTTCATCGACAATGATTACGTCGAAAAAATCTTTTGGGAATTGTTCGAGCCGTTTAGGTCGTTGTAGGCTTTGCACGCTCCCGACCACCACGCGAAGGAAGCTGTCGAGGCATGTCGAGTCCGCTTTCTCGATGGCGCATATCAACCCGGTGGCCTGGCTCAATTTGTCGGTTGCTTGTTGTAGCAGTTCGCCGCGGTGGGCAAGAATCAATACCCGTTCCCCAGCACGCACGCAGTCTTCAATCAGCTTTGCGAAGACAATTGTCTTGCCAGTGCCTGTTGGGAGCACCAGTAGCGTGCGCGATCTATTTTCGTTCCACTCCCTGAATATTGCGTCTTTGGCTTCATTCTGATATGGTCGTAAGTTCATACAGAAACCTAAAGTCTTGTTGCAGACTGCCTGTCCTCGCCCTTGGCCCTGTTGGACCACGCTTCGCGTCTTGTTGCACTGCCGCCAGCCATTTCGCGGGATCTGATATTGTCTCGTGTGCGGAAAGCCGGATGGGTGGCGAAGGTAAATGCTCAGGCGTTAATGTCGCCACCCATCCGTACAGGTCAATCACGACTCCCACGGGAACGCGGTATCCCCGTCATCTTCAGCAGCCGGCGCGGCCTGGGCTGTGGCTCCGTTATCGCTGCCGGGCCCGTTCACGAAGCGGTCAATGTCCGTCACGGTAACGTCATTGCCTTGCTTGCCCCTGAATGTGCGGTGCTTGGTCTTCAGGAAGCCCTTGCTTCCCTCGACCTTGTCCCAGTCCATGACGAGCGGGTCGCCGTGCTTACGCATCCCGATGGCCTCGAAGAATTGGCAGAGCAGCCCGTCACACTTCGAGTGCAGGAACAAATTGGATTTGAGCGTCGTGGTCCCCTGATCCCCGCCATCTATGCAACAGTGGATGATGGCTTTCTTGCAGGGCGGCAACTTCGCGCTGCCCTCGTGCCGGCCTCGCTCGAACTTCTCGACAGTGAACGGGTAGATGCCCGGTTCCAGTAGTATGAAGTTACTTTCATTTGGCTTCTCTATGGCAGGTTCGTCCCAGTCATAGGTGCGTTCGTTAGACATTGGCGGTCTCCTTTTCTTGCTTGTTCACGGTTTCCACGATGTTGTTCCAATTCGGAATCAACCCCTTGTTGATGAAATCGTCGGGAACATTTTCAAAGGGCGTCTTCTCGGGAATCCAACCCTTTTGCGCACAGAGCTTGTTGATCTGCTCCCAGCGGATTTCAGAATGGTGCATGAGCGCCAATAGCTTCCCTTGCGGCGTATCGATTTCCTGGTGTGTCACCGTGGGCTTTTGGGGCGGTTCCTTCGCAAGCGCTGGCGCTGGCGTTGGCGCTGGCGTTGGCGCTGGCGTTGGTGCCTGCGCCACGGGGGCGGGGGTAGAGGAGGGAGACCCGGAAGCCTTGAAACAAGGCGCGAGTATGTTCCATGCGGCGCTGGGGCTGCTGAACGGAATTTCCTGCGGTAGCCCGTCGCGGTTCTTGGCATCCCACGTGGCGGTGTGCTCAGTGTAGATGACACGCTTCGAGCCGGACGCCTTGCCCTTGCCGTTGTCGTCATAATCGACGGTGGTCTTGTACGTTAAGAACAACAACATGTCCGGCCACTCTTTTACGAGTGGTTCGGTATTTTTTCCGAGCTTCATCTTCCACGTGTCGTATGCGCCCAATTGCTCGGGAAGTTCAATCTTCTTTACCTGCGCGTGTGCGGTAAAGATTATGTTCATGTCCTGATGTTCCGAGAGGTAATCCAGTGAGGTAATGAGCTTGCCGAATTCCTCGACAAGGTAAGTGAAGCCCTTGCCGTAGCCGAAGCCTTCGATCCCGTCTTTACCGTGCCTGGCGCATAACTCGGTGGACGCCAGTTTCTCCGCCCAGTCCGCAGTATCGATCACGACGGTTTTGTAGCCCATCGGGTTTCGGCAGAGATCCGCGATGATTTCCAGTAGATGTGTGAACGAGGTCGGGTTGGGGGTTCGGTCCACCTGCATCCGCCGGGTGCTGCCCTCGGTGTCGATAAACAAGGGCTTCGGCGCACACGCGGCCAGGCTCGACTTGCCTACGCCTTCCGGCCCGTAGAACACGGCGCGCATGGGGTCATTGGTTTTCCCTGTGATGATCTCCATTACCAATTGTACTCCTTCTTATTGTTGCTTTCGCTGTCCCTTACAATCCCTGTTACCACATCGGCATAGGACATGCCAGAAGGTAGCCCATTCTCGATGACGACAGTACATTCTTCTCCTGTGGATACGCGGGTGGCAATGACTTGCAGATCTTCCTGTTCCAGCCATGCGCCAAATTCCTGGAGCGTGTCAATGTCCATTTGCTCCAACTTGTCCAGGAGCACGAATCCACATTCAGGCTTAAGTTGCCGCACGATGGCGACAGCCACTCGCAATTGGTCCGCACCGCTCATGCAGTCCCATGCCTTGCCTTGATACAGGAGTTCGCTGTCTTGAACACTGAGACCGGGCAGTGGCAGGTTCGCGCCTTCGAGCATTTCAAGGCGCTGCTTCCTGATACTCTCGATCTCGACAGTCTTTTCGTCATATTGCCTGCCGTAGGTTTCCGCCTCATCTTGCGCCTGTACTTTGGCGTTGTTCGCGGCTACCTGCGCGTTGATGGATTCCGCGTTGTTGATTTGCGCTTCCAGTTCCGCAGTGTTTTCGTCTTCAAGTTGCGCCGCATTCTTATTTGCATCGGCCAGGTCGGCCACCAATTGCGTTTGGCGTGCCTGCAATTCCTCGAGCTTGGTGCGCACCTGGGCGAGCTCTGCTTCAATGCTGGCCTTGCGCTCGCGCTTGCGGTGGTTATCGCCGTTCTTTACGAGAATGGCTTGCTGCGCCTTGATGAGCGCCGAAACGCTGATGGCTTCATCGGGTGCGTCGGGATATTCGGGCAGTTCTTCGGCGTGTTTCTTCTTCGATTCTGCTATTTTCCCGATAGCATGGCGTTCGTTGTACGTCTGTTGTTCGGCTTCGTCCAGCGCTTTAAGTTGGTCGCCGATACCCAGAATCTTGAGAAGAATCTGTGCCTTCTCCCGGTTGTTGGCTGCGAGGAACTTGGGTACGTCAAGCGCGAATTCCTCGACGAAGCTGTCGAGAAGCGTTTGCCCGCTCCGTTGTCCGCTCGGGTCAACGACCGTCAACGCCGAGTTCTTGCCTTTGCGTACAGCCCGTAATCCGTTCGAGAGTTCCAATTCAATGTGCGGGTCGCCATTGGCCTTTTCGTTTTTAGCGTTTGATGGCGCACGCTTCGCTCCGCCCAATGCCCACGCGATTGCGTCAAGTACGGACGTTTTGCCTTGCCCGTTTTTGCCTCCGATGATGGTCAATCCGTTCTCGCTGGGCTTAAGCTGGAACGCCATAATGCGCTTGACGTTCTCGATCTGGAGTGCAGAAATCTTGATGCTCATGCCAATGCCCTCCGTCCCGTCCAGGGTAGATCATCGACGCATACAAGCTTGCCCCCAAATTGGTACCGTGCTTGCCAGATTCGGCAGCGTTGGCACGGCACAGGGGGGCCGTTGTAGACTCTCGCTAATTCCTGTCCCATGATGCTGTGGTCCTCCTAAGTTGGTTGGTTGGTTGGCTTGATAGGCTTGTAAAACATGTCATCAATGGTGCAGTCAAG